GTGGAGGTTGTACGTCTTTTCACCTTACCTGTTGAAGTCTTTCCAGCTTCTTCGTCCTCTTTTCGAACCATTTCCAATATTTCATCAACTGTTAGATCGATTCCTAATTTTAAGGAGTCTAACGGTGCCATTATGTTAATGACAATGCTTAGATATTTTGGATCTTCGATTAGTTTATATGCCTGTTGCCACACAGCCAAAATCCAACCTGCAGGTCCTAGTCCCTTACCTGTTTCTTTGAACAGCATGGAACGGAGGACTCGGGTCCACGGATATATCATTACCCATTTATCATCCTTACGATATAGTCTATATTGTAAAAAGAATGAGCCAAATGCATACTTATTTTCTTCCATTGTGAATCCGCGTTTCTTCATCGCTTCAACGAATGACTTAGCGCTAAAGAATTTACCATTATATAAGAAAAACAGGTCATCACCCATGACCAGCATCGGGTATCTCGCACGGTACATAATGTCTGAATGAGTTGGGTTCAGTTCCATCAAAGCATCGGTTGCATTAGTAGCATTAATAATTCCGCCTCCGCGATTCGTATCGATGTAACCAGAGAATATTCTTCCAAATATCTCAATGATTTCCCCTCTTAAGCCATCAACCAACCAAGTTTTAAGAGACATGATTGCTCTATAAAACGCTATATCCTTTGATCTTTTGCCGTTAGCTTTGAACATACTCATTGCTCCGAGTAATATAAGCCATTGTTCAGCTACGTGGTAATCGTAACCTTTATAATCATAGTTGGCGACTAATAGGCCATTCTTCATTGCGTATTCAGTCATTTCTATCATGACTTGTTTGAGATAAATATCATCATTGTATCTCGCAAATAATGGTGACTTTTGTTTATAGGCGTCGATTTCTTCACTTTCTAATTGATTCAACACCAAATTCGCTATTCTTGAGATAGCGATCAGAGTTCTCCCTTTACCTCGTTGATTTCGCCCGTAAAGTGTTGAGACATTATACTTTATAATATCTTCGAGCTTAAGCGATTGTGCTTCTTGCATTGTCTTTTCAGCGTAGGTAATATTCTGGCCAAGAACTACGGCTCTGTCGTTTGCCCAATAAGGGTAACTTACATTTGTGTGCTTAGTCATATAGGGTAAGTTAATTTCCCTAAATTCATGAGTAGCTTTCACTGAAGGTAATAGGTCTAGTATCACCATAACAGCTCGTTGGAATCGAGGATTCGATAACAACATAGATCTAATGTCTAG